GCAGGTTGGCGCGTGCCGGCACAGAGCCGGCGACACGCGCCGCGGTCACGGTCAGCGTGCCCGACTGGGTGATCCTGACGTAGTAGAAGTTGGGGCGGTCGGGCACGATTACATCGTAGCCACCCGCTCCATCGGGGCGGCCTAAGACGCCCTTGACCCAACTCCGGTATTCCGAAGCCGACCATGCCCCGTCCCAGGCTTTGCGGAGTTTGTCGGTCACGATAGCGGCCCTCCGGCAATCCCCATAATCTCACCAGCCGGCGGGTTGCTACCCGGCAGTTTGTCGCTCCAGTTGGCCCCGTTGTCGAGCGAGTGCTGGATCAGCGCCCGCCCCCACAGGAAAATCTCGTCGCTGTCCCCGCTGGCAAAGGCCGCTTGCGCTGGCCACGCGTTCGTCGTACCGCCGGCCACCGGCCCCATGCGCTTGGTCCACGTATCCCCGCCATCGCTGCTGACGAAGACGCAAACCACGCCATCGGTGCCCGCTTGGTCCACATCGATGTCGTCAATGCCGTCCCCCTCGCCGACCATGACAACGTGCAGCCGGTTGGTGTCGAGCGTGCGCAGCCCGAAGAGACCACGAAACGCTCCAAAGGTGATGCCGGCATCGGTCGGGCTGATGTCGGTATCGGTCGCGCCATCGGTGCGCCGTTGGCTCCAGGTATGCGCGCCCCCGCTGCGCACCAGTTTGGTGTAGTAAAGGAGCGACTCCGCGGCGTTGTTGTGCCACGGGACATGGAAGCAGTAGCCCAAGCCGTTGCCCAGGTCGCTCGTGATGCCGGCGTTGCTCCAGGTTGCGCCCCAATCCTCGGTCTTGTAAATGGCGACGGTCGTCGGGTTGGCGGTTGCGGTGTACGCCCCGACGTAAGCCAGGCCAGGCGTGCGGGGCGACATATAAATACCTGCAATCCGCCGCGTGCCATTGACCGCCACCGAGTCATAAAACGCGGTGACCGCAATCTCGGAGCTGAAATTCTGGCCGCCATCCTCGCTGTGCACCACGTAGCCGCCATTCTGGCCGCCGCCGGTTCGTGCGTTGCGGATGCTCATCAGCCACGGGTTGTCGCTCTCCGTCGCCTGGAAGCGACCAAACGATGCCGCAATAATGCCCCACGCACCGCCCGTGCCGTTGACGGTTTCGGCGTAACTGAAGACCTCGGCATAGGCCGGCGTGCCGAAGATGTCAGTCAAGCGGAAAAGCTTCGACGTGCCGAGCACCCAGCCGTTAATGGCGCCGCCGGGCGTGCCGCGGTAGCCCGGCGAAAAGGGATCCACCACCCACGTCAACAGACTACCGGTAGTCAAGCTGGCCGCGACCGCGGCGGTGGTGTTGCGGCTCCAGGTGGGGCTGGCGCTCTGGAAATTCGATGTGGTCCAGATGTAGCCCTCGCGGCCGATCATGGCCACCTGCTGCACGCCTGGCGTCAACCCATTATTAAAGGCCGGGTCAGGGAGCGGGTTGGCGGGCGTCCACCCGCCGTTGTCCACGGCTTCGGCCGTGGGCACGGTGACGGTCGTGGCCGGCAGTCCGCTCGTCTCGCGCTCGGCGGTGATGGTCACCGTCTTGGTGAGGCCGGTCGGCGTGTGGTTGTAGCGGATATCAAGCTGCTTCATGAGGAAGCGGGCTTCCGTAAAGGTGAGGCCGCGTTGCGCTGCAACCGCGCTGTCAATCGTGACCTTGAGCCAGGTCAGCGCGGCCGGCTCGAGGTCAAGGTCTGTGCCCTCGGCCAGGGTAATCGAAAACAGCCCTTGCGGCGCGTTCAGCCGTGCGTACTTGTGGCCGCAGTAGGCATTGAGTCCCTCCTGGTCAATCGCCAGGTTCTCGCCGTCGTCGACCGCGCCCAACCCTTGCCCCGGCGCCTCCCCCGGCGCGATGGCAAACGCGGTGCTAACCTCGGTTGCGCTGGCCAGGATGGCATTGGCGCGCAACCAATGCACCCGCGGCGGCCGCTGGTGGGTGTAGCGCAGGTCGCTGTAGTAATCGGGCGTCAACGTGCCCTGGCTATCGCTGGTCCGGTCGCCGGTGTCGAGCAACATCGGGTCAATGGTGACCGCCATCTGCCCGCGCCGATTGCAGGTAAAGAGATGGTCAGGCACGAGCGACGCCGCGCGGCGGCTCACCTGGTCATAGAGTGTATCGCCATCGCTCGACAGAATCTTGAACGGATAGCTGGTTGTGGTCTCGCTCCAAGTCCAGTCAGCGAGGTCAAGCGCCGTGCTCTGCCATTGCAACAGCGCGTGAAGGAAGCGGTCCATATTGCAGCCGGTCATCTCGCCCCACGCCGCGGGACTGGCCTTTTCTTCGAGTACTTGCGAAAAGCCGGGTAGCGCCTTGAGCCGGCCCATGACATCGACACAGGCCAACTCGGTGTCACGGAGCAGCCCGGTCGGTGTCGCGCCGATGTCGGCGCTATCGGTGTCGATAAAGCCGGTAAAGAGCACATTCGTGCGGTCGTCAGCGTCCTCGGCGTCGCCGTCAATCAGCATGACGAGCGTCCCGTCAGGGTAGGTGGCCGCGGGGATGTTGTCATGCACCCGCAGATTCAACTCCTGGCCATCCACCGCGACCGTGTGGCGCGTCACCTCAAAATTATAAAGACAGGGGTCGTCGTCGGGGTCGATGGCCAGCACGGGCACATGGCTCGTGTGTAGCTTGGCGTTGTCATCGGTGACGAGCAGGCTGACGTAACGGAAGCCGGCCGGGAACGTGGCCGTGATGGTCGTGTCCGTCGAAGTGCCCACGGTGATGGTGCCATCACGTACGTCCCAAATCGTGTTGGCAATGCTGGCGCCCGGCTCGGTCACAAAGCTGTTGCCGGCGTCGAAGTTGACCGTAATCACCTCGGTTACGCTGTCGATCGTGCTGGCGTAGGTCGGGCCGGCATTGGAGACCGGCGGGCTGGCCGCGCCATAGGTCGCAAAATCAAGGTCGCTATCCATATACCGCACGCCGTCCGGGTCGATGAAGGGGATTTTGGCCATGACCGGATAGAAGCGATAGACGGTGATGTAGCTGTTGTCGGCGAAATTGACCTCGCCGTCATAGACCCCCTGCGAGCTGCGACCGATGTAGAGCACAGAGGAGGTCGGGAATTTGCGAATGCGCGAGCGGCCTAGATTGTCAGCGCCGGCGGTGGAGCCGAAGACCACCAACATGTTGAGGTCAATCACCGAGTGGGATCCGGTGGTCACCGTGTCGTAGGTCAGCTCGTCAAGCGGCCAGGTGATGCCGCTCGGCATGTTAACGCGCGCCTGGAAGACAATCTCGGGCTCGAGAATAAACAGCTTGAGTGTCATCAGGTTGCCGCCGTCAGGTCTTTGACGAGAAACACCACATCGCGCAAGAAGTAATTCTCGCGCGCCCCGTTGCGCCCGATGTCGGGACGCACGACGCGCCCGTTCCAGCGCTTGGCCGCAAAAGTCTGGTCCTCGGCGTAGAGCGTCACGTTGGCACTGACGAGCGACGACAGGCCGAACGCGGTCAGGATGGCCTGGTACTGCGTGGCGTTCTCAATCATGCTGTAGACCAGCTCCACATACAACCCTTCCTCGTAGACCACCCCGGAGGCCGCATAGGTGCGCCGGGTGACCTGGATGCCGACCGACCGTGGCTGTGGGTCGAGCACCACCAAATCGACGAGCGGCTGATTGTGCGCGGGCTTGACGCGATAGTCTGACATCTACTGCACCCCTTCCAGCAGCGCCACCAGTTCATCCCGCACCATGCGCGCCAGCACTTGTTCGCTCTGCGCCGGCGAGGCGTTGATGACAATGGCGCCACTCTGCACGGTCACCGTGCCAAAACCGCGCCCGCCGCCGCCGGCGTTGCCCGCCACGGGTGCGACCGGGGCCACGGGTGCACTGCGGCCGCCCGCAAAGTCGGTCAGCCAGGTTGGGCCAGTATCCGCGCCCTGCACCGCAAAGCGGCTTTGCAGCCCGTCCCAGAACTGATTGAAGAGCGCCAACGACTCAGCCTGGCGGGCTTTTTGAATCTCGAGCCACGCCGCGTTGTGCAGCCCCAAATCATTGAGTTCTTCGAGGAACGTCTGCTCGAGCTGCTTTTTCTCCTGCGCGGCCTGCTCGGCAATCTTGGCCATGCGGTCGGCGTTGGCCTGGTCCAGTTGCGCCAGTTGGTCGGCGTAATCCTGCGCCCGGCGCTCGTTCTGGATAGCCCGCTCCGCGTCCTCATCCGCCAACCGCTGCTCAAAGGCGGCCTGCATATCGGCGAGGCGCTCGGCTTCGGCCTCCTGCGCGGCCTGGCGCTGTTCGGCAAAGGCCTCCTGCATGTCGGCGAGGCGGCGGGCATCGCTCTCCCTGGCCTCGGCCACCTGTTCGGCGTAGGCGGCCTGTGCATCGGCGAGTTGTTCGGCGAGGGCGTCCTTGGCGTCGCTAATCTTTTCGGTGTGCGCCTCGGCCGCGTCCTGCTGCTCGCGGGCGTAACGCCGCTGCTCTTCACGCACCGCCACCGCGTCAAGCCGACCGGCGGCGTCGAGCAACCGGTCGCGGTGGTCTTGCTGTGCTCGTTCCCGGCTCTTCTGGTAGTCGGCTTCGAGTTCGGTCAGCCGCTCGTTGCCGTCCTGCCGTAGCTCCGCAATCCGCTCGTTGTAGTCAGCCTGCCACCGCGCCTCGCGGCGGCCGATGTCCTCTTGCACGTCGGCGACCGCGTCGGCGTAATCCTGCGCGGCCTGGGCGGCCTGTTTGGCGGCTTGCTCCTGCACGTCGGCAATCTGCTGGTTGTAGTCACGGAGGGCGCGGGCGCGGTTGCGGGCAAAATCGGCCTCTTCGCGGGCTACCGTCTTGCCATAGTCGCGGATGGCGTCGGCGCGCTGCTGCTCATATTGCCGGGTGGTCTCGAGCCGCTGTTGCGCGGCCTGGCGCTCAATGTCGGCCACGTCGCGCGCCCATTGCTGCACGGCGTCGGTTTGGTCGGCGGTGTAAGTGGGACCAGTGGCGGTGGAGCGATTGGGAACCAGACGATTGAGTGCGCCCAGGTCAAGCCCGCTCGTGCCCGCGTTGGCGAAGCGGCCGGCGGCTAGTGAGGCTCCCTGTAGTTGCGCCCGCAGTTGGGCGAGCTGGGTATTAGCCTCGCGCACCAACCCGGCCATGCGGTCAATCTCGGCCTGCGGCGCGCCCTCGCTCCGCAGACGCGCCAGCCCGGCGGATGCCATTGAGGCGACACCCTCTTGGCTGCGAATCCGACCGCGCAGCACGCGCTCCTCGAGCGATGTTCCGCCGCCCCCGAGTACACCGCTAGCGCTTTGCATGAGGCCAATCGGGCTGACGTTCAACCCTGCCCCGAGCATTGCCTGCATCCAACCGGGGATCTGGATGCCTTGCAGGTTGCGGCTCAGAAATTGCGCATCGCGGCTGGCCTGTTGCAGTCGTTCCGTCACAGCGTCGAGCTGCTGCGCCAGTAGGCCCATGTAACCACTGACCGCGGGGCCGGCATCTGTCCCGAGTTGTAGCTGAAAGTCTTTCCATGCCTTGGCCGCCTTTTCCGCTCCGGTGGCTTGGGCCTCGGCGGACTTGGCCAGCGCGCCAAACTTGGCGATTGCCAAATCCAAAATGGCGTTCTGGTACGCCATCTCGTTAGACAAATCGCCATTCGCCGCCTTGAGTTCCTTGATTTTTGTCTCAACTTCGGAGACGCCCAGCCCGAGCTGGTCTAGACGCATGGTCGATTGGTTGGCGATGGCCAGTTGGAGCTGGCCAATGATATAGTCCTGTGACGACCCCATCGCAATCGAGATGCCACGGCTGGCGATGGTGAACTTTTCCAGCTCTGCCGCGTTGTCAGCGAAACCGACCGCTTGCAACCGCGTGACATCCGCCAGCGCGGCGGCTTTATCAATCACACCACCGGTCACCCGGTCATAGGTTCGCAATAGCTCGTTAAGTTTAGACTGTGACCCGGCGAGGCTGACCGCGGCGACACTCTGCCGACGGTACGCGGTGGCGGTGGCATCCGCCGCCAAGGCAAAGCGCCCCAGCTGCACGGCGATAGCCGCACCGCCGGCCGCCAACCCCAGCGCGGCCGGGAGGCCGCCCAGAGTTTGCGCCAGCCCGCTAACACCCTGTTGCGCTCGTTTGGCCCCCTGGTCGATTTGCCCCAGGTTGCGGGCCACGGTCTGCCCCACCTGTTGCGTCAACGCCTGGATGCGCAGCAGGTCGCTCGTGTCTATCGAAATTTTGCCCTGCGCGTTGCCTAGCCCCTGGCCGGCCGCCGGCGCTGCTCTGCCCATGCGCTACCCCTTCGCTTTCAACATTTTGACGCCTGACCCCCGCTTGCCCGCCAGTGCCATCAGTCCAGCTAAGCCCTGTGCTTTGGCCGCCGGCTTGGGGGGCGGTGGTAGCCGGAAGTCATCGGCCAGGAGCTGGCCCAAATGGTAGCGCTGCTCATACTTCGGTGCCTTGTCGGAGCCGGTGTTGGTCGTCTCTTGCAGCGCGTTCTCAATGACCACGCCAAGCAGGTGTACCGCGTTGTCGAACTGGTACGCGGTCCATTCGTCAGCTAGGCGCAGGAGCTGGCTCGGCATCTGTCCGAACGTCTTCGCCTTTTGGTAGAGCGTCCACAGTTGCGTCTTTGACCGGACGAAACCGATGCAGCACCCCCAAGGGCTGTGTGGCGGTGCGATAGATGAGAACCTTGTCGAGAAAGGGCAGGTGCTCAATCCCGATTTCGTCATCGGCGGTTGGATTATCGACCACGCGCGGGCTGACCAGAGCCGCCCGCACTACGCAGTTGACCAGCTCGTAAAAGCCCTTTTGGCTGGCCAGTTCGTCGGTATTTTTGCCCTGACCGACCGGCTCCCACAGCGCCTCGGCAACGAGGGGCGTCAGCAGGTCGGGGATTTTGCCGGCCAGCAAGAGCTGGTCGAGTTGCACCGCGCCGACCTCGACCGCAAGCCCGGAATAGGCCAGGGTCAAGGCGGCGGTGGTGGCGGTCTGGGCGCGCCAGTCGCGGGGCGTGAGCGGTGGGGTGGGTGTGGGTTGGGTCATGGGCTAGGCGATGGTTGGGATGTTGGCCGGTGGGATGGTGATGGCGGCGGCGGTTTCCCGCTCGACTAGCGACAGAATCCCGTAATCGCCATCGGGTACGGCCATCACGGTCATTTCCGGGATTGCAAAGCTGCCGTACTCAAGCTGAACCAAATTCAAGTCGCCCATTACCTTACACTTAGCCACGAACACCAAGAAATCGCCATCACCCTCTTCCGCCAATGCTTTGCCACAAATAGCGAAGTAGGGCAGACGCTCACCGCCAGAAATGCGAAGGTTCGTAACCTCGTTCGGCGAGGACACAGACGACGTGGCGCTGTTCCCGGTCATGATCTCAAGCACTGGCAACGAAACGCCGCCCATTCGCATCGTGATTTGTGCGCCAACGGCGCGGCTGGCGGTGGCGGTGATCACATCATCGCCCGTCAGCTCAGCGCTGACCACCCGCATTACCGTGCTGAGCATCTGAACGCTCATCACATCCTGAGAACTCCCGTAAGTCCCGGTCGCGGTCCAAGGGGCGATGACGCAATCGCTCAGACCGTACTGCGGTGCACCGTAAGAATCAAACGGCATAGTTACATTCTCCTGTCAATCATCCGAGAGGCTTGCGAAGTACCCCTCCACTCTCTTAATAATCTGTTTGGCCTTACGTTTGCCAAACTTGGACTCAAGCCATACTTCGGGGCGCTTGTTGGCCTTACTTTCGTTACAGCCTCCTCGCCCGCCACAGAGGCAAACCATATTCCGGGCAACGGTCCCCGGCGAATCCGGGTCAGACAAAGCAATCCAGTGATCAGCGTGGGGGCGATGGAATAGCCCCCCGAGTGGCCGACCACACACTGCGCAGCAACCCTTAAAGTAATCAAGACAGTGCCGCCACTGTTCCGGCGTAAAGGTATCGGGCTTGCTTACCTTGCGCGCTCTACGGCGCTGTCCCTTGACCATCCGGCGATCTGGGTTTGCTTTTTCCCAGGCGGCAGAGCGGGCATTTGCTTTGTCGCCGTGCTTCTCGCGATACCGCTTGCTGCGTTCGCGTTGCTCAGCTTTTGCCTTGTCGGGATCGGCTTCGCGCTTGATTTTTACGTATACCCGGCGACGATCTAAGGTGCGCTTGTAGTGCGACTTTTGGTTGTCTTTGTATCGCTCTTTGTTCTCTTCTCGCCATTCGTCAGATCGTCTGCGACTTGCTGCCCTGAATTCCGGATCCGTGTCGTATCGTTCTTTCATACGGGCGAGGATGCACTCTTTGCAGCGAGAGCACAGGCCCAGCTTGCCCCTTTTGTCAGCGTGCCAATACTCAGTCGTAGCCGGCTTCTCTTCACCGCATCGTGAACAGACTTTTGTCAGTTGTGGTTGTGGGGCTTGTGGTGTATGATCACTCATGTCGGCTAGTCCTTTCTCGACTAATCGGCCACGGCCTTGGGGTGTTTCCAGCACCGCCAGGGCCATCTTCTATCGTGGAACAACCGTTCGGTTGCTCCGTCCATTATACCACAATTCCCCTACCCTACCACCTACAGCAACCTGTCAAACGCTCCGCACCCACACACACAGCCAGTCCACCCGCGTCACATTCGCGTCAATCTCCAAATCCCGCCCGAGCCGGCCCGAGCCGGCCCAGTCCACCCGGTACGCCCCATCCAGCCGCTTGGCGTGGAGCAACGCATAGCAGCGCCCTTCCATGCTCTCAATCGTCGCATAGCCGCTGAACTCGAACAGGTAGCACTCGACCACCTGGCGCACGTCCATCACTTGGCCATCATCATCCGGCACATTGAAGCCGGGATTGGCCGCCCGGCTCGTAATCATGATACACGGCTTAATGGTGCCATCGCTGGCAAACGCGGCGGGGTAGTTGCTGCGGTTCAACCCCTCCGGCCCCAGGCTCGTGTCGAAGACGTGCACGCCGCCGGTCGCCAACGCCAACAGCGTCGCATCGGCGGACAACACATCGTAAATCGCGCTTTCTGCACTCATGTGAACAAAGCCCTGATGTCTCGCCAGATAATCGGCGCGTACTTATCGAGCGTCGGGAGCACGATGGCGAATTTCCGGCCCAACGCCGTGGGTGCGAAGTTGTATCTGGGGTCTAGCCCTTCCAAGAACGCGCCGTACTCAACACCGTGCGACATGATGAACTCAATCACGCCCATGACCTCGGCGACGGTCGGCGGCTCGACCGCGGCGTAAAGAGTCTGCCGAGCATTGCCGGTCCTATCCGTCCAACTTGCCGATGTCTTCATTTCGTTCTCGATCAGGGGTTGGTAACGTTGCAACACCCCATGCACCCCCGCCCGCACCGCCCGCGCATACGCCTCGGCCCCTTGCGGCCACACCGTCTGCGGCGGCGCGCTCCAACGCAGCCCGGCCACGTCAGCCCGCCTGCGTCGTTGGGGTCGGCGTCGCGCCCGTATCCGGCCCGCCCTGTTCCGTCCACCCGCGCGGGCTAGGCCGCAAGCCGAGCAGGAAAAGCAGCAGGATCGCCGCGAATAAAAGTACTGACTTTTCGGGAAAATGTCCTAACATTTGCTCAGCTCCTGACCTTCAAATAGGCCTGAAAATTCCCCACCTGGCCGGCCGTGACCGCAATCACCTCGTAGGCCAACCCGTCATCGTCAACAAACCTATCACCGGCCTGAATGTCGGTGTCGGCAATCGTGCCATGCCCCTTGTAGCCCAGCAGATGCGCATCAATGCTATGCGTCACCCCACCCGGCCCGCTGACCTGGCGCTGACTGGCCAGCGTCTCGAGCCGCACCGTCTGCGCGGCCAGCGTGCTCGACCCACGCCGCACGACGATGCTCGTGGGCTTCAGGGCAATCAAGTCGGCGATGGCGGTCGGTCGGTCAGAGGCGAGGAAGTTGGCAATCGTGGGCATTAGTCCCACCGCCCGCTAATCCGCCGGCTGCGCACCACGCCCCGCTCGTCTTCGTCGTAGGGAAACTCTTTGTACCGCGGCGGGACGCTCGTCAGCCCGAGCACGGCCACGCCCTGGCTGTTGGTCGATTCGGCGGCCTGGTCCTTCCAGTACGCAACCATATCTCTGATGTGGGCGTAGGCCTGGCTGCGCTTCTCTTCCGTCTGCGCAACGCGGTAATCGATGTATTTCGTCGACGCGGCCAGGAGCTGCCGCCACGCGTAGTAGACCGCGGTCGGGTAATCCTCGCCGGCGCGGGTGAACAGGCGTTCGAGTTCGGCGTCGGTGAAGACATCCTCGTCACTGCCGATGCCTAAGTCGCCCTGAAAGTCACTGAGTTGGTCTGCGGTCAGTGCCATCTATGCCTCGCTCTCCAGTAGCCGCACCAGGTTGGCGGCGGTGTGCGCCCACGTCTGGTTGTCACGTATCCACGCCGCGGCGTGCTCCCCAAACTCGGCCGCTTCATCCGGGCAGTGGTAGCACCAGCGCATGAGGTCCGCCAGCTCCTGCACGTCGGCTTTGCGCCACTCGCCAGCAATGTGCTCGAAGCGCGCCGGGATGGGTTCCAGGTGACCCTTGCGCACGGTCAGTGCCCAGAAGTCAGTAAAGCCGTCATCCATGCCGCTGTAGGCTTGGGTGATGACCGGGAGGGCACTTGCAGCAGCCTCCCGATGGGGCATCCCCCACCCTTCCGACCGCGAGGGCGCCACGAAACAATCGCCCATCGCGTAATAGTCAGCCACGTTGGGCAGGTCCTCAATCAGGATGGTGACCCGCGGGTCGGGGTTGTCGGCGCCGGCAATCAGGTCCAGCATGTCGTTACCGCCCGGCCGGCTCTTCACAATCAGCCGCACGTCGGGGGTGTCTGTCGGCGAGCCGAACGCCCGGTAAAACGCGGCCCACACCTCCACCCAGCCCTTGCGCGCCCCGCGGTCGGCGAGGGCCAGGAACGTGTAGGTCTCAAATGGTGGCCGGCCATCGTGGCGAGACGGTAGCAGCGGGAAATCGTCAGGCTCCGTGCCCCCGTGGATGACGCTCACCGGAGCGTTGACGCCGCCCGCCCGGAACACCGTCGCGTTGTGCTGGCAGGGCACAATGACCCGGCTGACGTTCGATTCGTTGATGGTCTCGGCCCAGCCCTCGGGCAGGACCGACCCCTCGGTCATCGTGTACAGCCAGTGAGCGCCTGGCCCTGGCGTGCTCAGCAGATAGAACGGCGGCATGATGGAGATGGCCGGCGCGTGCCAGTCGATGCCCCACGCCGCTTGCAGCCAGGCCGGCGCGTGTATCTGGTCCGCCAAGAGCGCGGTTACCTCGTGGCCGGCGCGCCTGAGCGCCCGCACGAGGTAACCGGCAAAACGGCCATAGCCGTCGAATCGTCGGAAGTTCGAGCCGATGACGTTGAGTCGCATCGCTACTTTTTCTTGCCCTTGGCGTCGTCGGTCGAATCATCCACTTCGAGCGGCGGCGTCACCAGGTCGAGCACATCCGCCAGCATGCCGAGAATTGCGTCAAGCTTGCGGTTAAGTTCGGCGTTAGCCGCCTTGTTCTGCTCGAGCATCGCGACGGCCGGCGCGCCCGCCTTGGCGGGCGGATTGCGGTTTTCCTTCGGCATAAATCCTCCTTAGGTGATGCTCGGGTTGACCCACGAACTGGCGCCGGCGGCAATGTAGCCAGCGACACCGTTGATGCGGTCATTCACGCCGACGCCATGCGTCGCCTCGAACTTGACGTAATCCAGCTCGGGATTGATGCTCTGCGTGCGCTGCGGGCTGACCATGAGGCCAAAGCCAACGCCGGCCTCGGTTCGGATGGCGAGGCCGTTGCGTGGGTTGTTGACGCCATAGCTCTTGGTCATGAACGCGTAGTCGCTCGGGATGCGGGCGTGGCTGCGAATCTCAGCCAGGCCATAGTGCGGCGACTTCCAGTAGCCAAACAACTCGCCGGGGATGCCGTCGGTTGTGCCCTGGATGACGCGCACCGGCGCGCTGCTCGAGCCGGCCACAATCTGCACCTGGGGCGGCTCCAATGGCACGAAGAGGCCGGCGCTGGTAAATGCGCTGTACTCGGCCACGTCGGCAAAGGCCACCATCAGCGACAGCGTGCCCATGTGCCCGTGGTGGCGCATCTCGCCCATCATGCTCTCGACGAGATCGTCGTAGTCGAGCGAACTGTCATCCTTGACCACGTAGTGCGTGTGACTCGTGCCAAAGATGGTGGCACCGTACTGGGGCGGAATGTAGTTGACGTTGGTGCCGGTGCCGATGGCCCAGCCCACATCGTAGCCGCTCGAGCCGATGGCGTTTTCGGCGTTGGTGAGGGCGCGGGTGATTAAATCCTTATCAACCCGGTTGCGCCAGCGGTCGGTGATGAGTTGCAGGTCGGCGGTGATGTCGTCGCCGTAGGCCCGGCGCAAGTAGAGCGGCGTCCACTCGACCGCATCCTCGTAATCGATGAGGGGCAACATGTGGCCAATCATCGAAGCGCGCACGCCGTCCGCGCGCTTGAACTCGGCCTTGACCGGGGTCTCGCTGCGCGCGCTCTCGCCGTTGGCGTAGCGGGCGTACTGCCGTTCGGTGATGTAGGCGATACCACCGTACTGGTTGACCAGTTGCTGGTTGATGTCGCCAATCATGGCCGCGGCCTCGCCGATGACTTGCTCGGCGGTGCGGCCGTCCTGTAATTCGAACTTTAGAATCTCGGTCGCATCCAGACCGGTGCCAATGGCCCGGTCAATCAATGCGCGTGCACCTAGTAGTGCCATAGTAGTTCTCCTGTAGTTACGCTACGCGTTGCGGTATCCGCTCAGCGTTAGCTGCTGGCCGCGGTGCTCTGCTCGGGGCAGACAAAAAAGACGGTCGCGCTCTCGGCGTAACCGGCGATGCGCGTGAACGCGCCGGCGGCATCCTCGAGCTTGCCGGCGTCGTTGCTGACGTAGCCCGGCGCGCCAGGGGTCAAGCCGCTGAACCCGGCGACCGGCCCGAACACGGCCACGGTCAAACGGTCGCCAATCGCCGTGCTCGCCTTGCCGCCCTGGATGGCGACAATGAGGCCACGAATCGCAGCGGCTGCGTTGCTGACGTTGGCGTCGGTCTTCTCCACGTCGCCGTCGCTGGCCACGTGGACCGCATCGCCGGGCGCCATGCCGGCCGCTCCGGCGTTGTAGTGCCGCGTGACGGACCCGTCAAGCGGGCGCACGTTGGCGGCGGTAACAGTTAGATTTGCCATAGGATTGTTCTCCTGTTGTCACGAGTGACGCGGTGCGCCATTCGATTAAATGCCGTATTGCGCCCGCAGTTGGCCGGCCTTGGCGACCAGCTCGTCACGCCACGCCGCCCGGTCGGTGACGCTGCGCCCCTTGCCGCCGATGACAGCAGCCGGCCCGGCTAGGCCGTCGCGCAGCGTCTCCGCTAGTGGCTCGAGGTCGGTCCACACGGTCTGTACGGTCTCGGCCACGGTCGTCTCGTCGCGGTCGTCGCCAAGCTCGGCCACGATGCGCGCCTTGAGCGTGCGCCGGAACGCGGCCAACTTCTTCTGCGCTTCCTCGCCGCGCACCTGCCAGTTGGTCAGCTCGGCGACGCGGCTATCGATGCCGGCCTCGAACTTCGCGCGCTGGAACTCGGCGATGGTCTCCTGTGCGGTCGTCAGCAGCGCGGTGGTGTCTTCCACCTGCTGCTGCAACTCTGCAATGCGGGTGGCCTGGCTGTTGCGTTGGCCGGCCTCCGCAATGATTTGGTCCCGGAGCGAGGCCGGGATGTCGCCGACGGTTAGTTCGGCGATGATAGTCTGTTTATCCATGTCGGGATTCTCCTGGGTAGTCTCTGCCGTAATGACAGGGTGTGCACCGTTCTGGAGCGCCGCGCGCGCCGGCGGTGCAAAGTCGAGGCTCTCGAGGTCGAAGGACGCCAGGCGTCGCACGCCTTTGGTCGCAGTCGGTTCGTAGGCGCCCTTGCCGTAAATGCTGGTGGCGATTTGGCCGCCGGTTGCCTTGAGGCGACGGATGCGGTTCTTGGCGGTGGGGTCAGTGATGACCGCCTTGGCCCAGACTTGATTGCCATCCTTTTTGGCGCCGACCCAAATCGCGGCCGGCTCGGGGTAGGCCGTAGAGCGCTCTTCATCTTTCAGGTGTCCGAAAATTGCCTCGGGGCGTTTGCTGTTAATCTGCTGCACAATGCTGTCCGCGAGAGCATCGTCATAGAGCAGCCCGTTGCGCGAGGTCGCGCCAATCTTCGGGATGATGGGAAGGCTCACCATCATGAGGTCACTGTCCTGCGCTCGCAGCGCATCCAAGTCCACGCCCTCGGCAGTGGGAATCTCAGGAAAGTCCCCGCGGAACTCGCTGATTGCATACTCTTGAATGGTGACTTTGGTCATGGTTGCGTCCCCGGTGAAAAACAAAAAAGCGCCGCATCCGGCGTTTGTCCCGGTGCGGCGCTTCGGCGCTACAAATGTATGTCAACGAGTATCCTGCAACGAGTATCACCGCGTGAACTCGTTGGGAACTCGTTGTGGTTGCTGCTTACGATTTTAGCACGGTTGTGCTGGTTGTCAAGGGGCGGGCTATCGCGTCTGCCCGTCGCTCATCTCTTCAACGAAAGCAATCAAATGCCGGCAATAGTCGAGCGGTGGCTCAAAGCCCCACCGCTCCCGAATGACCGCCTGCACCGTGGCCGCGTCGCGGCTGGCGGTGAGGCTGGCAAAGGCCGGGGCCGGTTGGGCTAGTGGTGGATTGCTGGCGGTAGAAACGGCGCGTACCATACACGACCTCCAATCTTGCGAATATCGTCGCACAGGCCGCCGAGTACTCTTTCGTCGTAGGTTGCAGCGGCGTGGCGCAGGGCATTAGCATCGAATGCCACCATGCTGCCCACCCTCTCCATTTCGAGCAGCCCATCCCCCGTGTTGGCGGGGTGATAGGGCGGGTGGTGCTCGAAATTGCGACCCTGACAACGAAAAAAGGCGGTATCATACCAAGTGTTTTGGGGCCAGCCGCTGCGGTGCAGGATAATCGGCGGGGCCACGGCCCTGATATGACCGGCCCGCGTGCTTGGGTTGATGGCCGGGATTAACCTGTTGCCCACCATCGTGGTAACGCGGCCAATCAGGTCAATCAGCCCGAGTGCCGTCTCGATACTCCACACCAAATCCGACTCCACCCACAGTACAACCTCGGCATCCCCCGGCAGCGCCGCCCAAATCTTCCGCCCCACACCGGCCAACTGCCGGAAGCGCTCAGCCCGCACCACCGACCCAAATATCGGCCCGCCGTGGGTCACGTCAATCACCCGCGAGTTGAGCCGCCAGCGCATCGCCTCGAGCGTGCGCCGCGTCTCGTCGGTGCTGTCCCCCTCGCCCCACAGGCAGGTGAGGCGGTCGCCGCGCTCGGCTAGGGCGTCGTGTAGCGCCACGACCTGGGCAAGGTAGCGGGGCAGGGTCGGGGTTGAGTTGACGAAACAGGAGGCCAGGGCGATGTTCATACAAAGCGCGCCTCGCCGGCCAGCACGCACACGGAGTCCTGCTGATACTTGGCCCGGAGCGTAGCCAATTGCTCACATAGTGGCTCCAACTCGACAATCTCGCAGACAAAGCAGACGTTCTGCCATCCGGCCCAGGTTGGCGACCCGCCGAAGAAGTGGCGGGCGGTCTCGTGGTGATTCAATAGGTTGCTAATCTCGGTGACAAAGTTGGACCATTCCCACTGTGTCAGCTTGTTGTCACTGTTGCCGGCTTGGATACTGACTAGCATCTAATCCTCCCACGGATCATCACCCGAAATTTCAACATACAATTTCCGCAACGCCTGGTCGATAGACAGCAGCCCATTGCGCAGATGCACGACATGCTGCGCTGCCGGCAGTGGCAACTGCGACGCCGCCGCCAGGTTGTTGGCCTGGTCTGCCAGCCGGCCGAGTTCTTCGATTTGCTCTTGTGTGATGTTCATGCCACCGCCTCGAATTCGCCGTCAATCGTCATGCGCCCCGGTCGCTCAATCGTCCGGCGCTCAACCACCCACCGACCATAATCGGACTGCGCCCGCTCGGCTGCATCAACCGCGTACTTCGCCACCACATCTACCCCCGGCGGACGCAGCCCGCCAGTGAGCAGACTGCCAAACAGCAGCCCGTCCATTAGCGGCTTATGCAGCGCCTCGGCAAAGCGCCGGCGCTGCTCCTCCGTCAATTGCTCCCAACGTCCTAATGTCATCGCCAACCCTACGCTCTCCAATCTTGCGCGCCGGCACGCCGGCCACAATCGCCCACGGCGCCACGTCCTTGGTCACCACCGCGCCCGCGGCCACAATTGCCCGGTCACCGATAGTGATGCCCGGAAGAATCACCGCGCCGGCAAACACCACCACGTACTCCCCCACCACCGTGACCGCCCGCCTGGTCGCGCCGCCGTCTTGCGGGCAGACGGCGAGGCTGGCCGTGTAGTCGGTCGCGCCGCCACAGATGACGACGTGCGAGGCGTAGCCCGAATGGTCACCCAGGATGACGGTACCGCCGCCGGCGTTCAGGTGGCAGAAGCTGGCCACGTGCACGTTGCGGCCGATGCTCAGGCCGAGGCCGCCCTCTAGTTTGCAGTGCGAGTCGATGCGGGCGCCGTCGGCAATCGAAATGACCTCTGGCCGCAGGATAACACAGTACTCGTGGATTTGCACGCCGGCCCCGAAATGGCGGTAGTGCCAGGGGGCGTGAGGTAACGAGTTGCGCGGCATACTCGTTGTGGTCACGGCTGATCCTCGGCGGCATTTTGCTCTGTCCATAGCTCGGCATACGCTCTCACCAACGCCGGCTCGCGCGTGTAGCCGGGGATGACCCCCAGAGCCCTTACCGTAATGCTATGACGCGGATTGCCGGTAAAGACAGCCCCGTAGCGCTCGTAGATTGTGTGTTTCGTGGAAACCAGGTCGACGCGGTAGCGCACGTCACCAACACTTACCATGCGATAGGCCCGCCCGCCCTGGTCATATTGTGTAATGGCCACCTAGTCCTCATAACTTGCGCACGTAGCGCGATTTGATGTCATCCAACAGCACCAGCAACTCGTTCTCATCATCGCCGAGATACATGGTCTTGTCAATGCCAAATCCATAAAAGCCAATCACCCGATGGAGCGGGACATCCTGTTCGGTCATATAAGACCCCTCGACCTTAATGCCCCGCAGCAGTGACGTGCTGTCTGCGGCGCCACGCTCCAGCATGGCCGTGGCCCCTTTACGTAGCTTCATGCCGTACTTTTGGAGCACATCTAGACTCTCCGTGCGGATCAGGGTGAGCACCCCCGCTTGGGGCCGATTCCCAACCTCGACCCGGCGCAGCGTCTCATAGCTGAATGCATTCAACGCCGCCGCGTAATCGGTCACAGCGTCGTGGTCGTACAGCTTTCGCAGATCATTCAAGCCCTGTTGGTCCCATGATGACATGTCTCGCCAGTAGTAGGTATCGCTTGGCCGATTTTTCGCCAGTGCCTCTTTTACAAGTCGGCTCCGTCCCGACCACGAGCTAAACGATTGCGAACTCGACCACTCTTTGATGAATTTTGCACCGCGTCCACCAGTGCGCTGATCGAGCTTGCTTAGGAAATCAGCATAAATGCCGGACTTGCCACGTAGGTCATCGAACTCATTGCCGTTCTCATCAACTAGCACCACATATTTCGACGTGGGATCTGACCACGTCAGGCGCTGGGGCAACCTGCCCGCCACCCCACTCGACTGAATCCAGGTATTGTGATAACTGAAACGGTCGATGTAGGTATCGACATACTTGTCGTCATGGAACGTACGATAAATCTGAGCGAGGTCGGCGGCGTGGTCAAGCCGCGCTGTCATGACACTGCGGAGCGCGGGGTCGCTAATCTGTCCCATTATAGCATCCCGCTTGCTGACAATAGCTGACAGTTGGTTAGCAATTTCCCCGTATTTCATGTTCCCAAAGACATTGAACGTCTGTTGATTAATCGCTGAATCGCGCAGCGTCCACAGTTCGTCCACATAGTTGGATAGCGCCTTGGGCGCGCCCTGCGCCCGGAAGAGCAGCGACCCGCCATTGTCGATGCGCCAAGCCTTGCCCTGGCGGTCCACGATGATGTTGTCGGCGCCCATGCCGATGACATCCCACGAGCCGAGCAGCGCGTCGGCTGCGAAGTGCTTTTGCAGTTGCCAGCGCGCCGCGGTGAGCTGGCTCCCGGTCAACTCGTTGAGCAGCCGGCCTTCGATATACTCGGCGATTTTGTACGTCGTGCCGTTGCGCTCGACCAGCCGCGCCCGCGGCACGTTGGCCCCGAGCGTGCGATAGAGTTCATCAGCCAGGTACTCGCTGCGTACGTGCGCATTGGATGACCCGCTCTTGACGACGTAGCGCGTGCCCGTGGCGTCCTCGAAGAGTTCGGCCCCCGTCGAGCCGCCCAACCGCTTGACGAATTTGAGCTGGTCCAAGTCGGGGATGGCGGCCGGCAACGGCGCGGGCGGCGCAACTGGCGCGGGCACGGGTACGCCGTAGCGCTCTGGGTAAAGCTTGCGTAGCGCCGCCTCGAGCACGTCGCGATCGCGCTGCACGTTGAGCAAGCCGGCCACCTGGTCCACGGGTACGAGTTTAACCGTTGCCGTCTCCCAGTCGGAGCGCCACGGCGCACCGCCGGTGCGCTTGGCGAGATAGTAGCGTGTGGTGCCCGTGGTGCCCTGGAAGTCGCCAACGTAGCCCGTGATTTTCGCCTGTAGCCCGGACTCCTCCCAAGCCTCTTTGAGCGCGTTCTGCTGCGGGGTCAGCCCGCTCTCTAGCCCGCCTTTAGGCCAGGTCTGCTGGTAGCCGCCAAAATGGTTGGTCGGCTCGACCACCCACATGCGGCCATCCGGCTCGACAATGACGAGGCCGGTGCTAATGCGTTGGCCGGCGGGCAGCGCCGGCTCGTCAGTGGCGACGTTGCGGAGCTTGGCCCAGTTGCGCGCCGCGGCCGGCTTGAGCGCCACCCCATTGAGCCGTTGCCCGGCATAAAGCGGGTCTTTGCCCCAGACGATGGTCGCGCCTGCATCGGTGAGCGGCGCGGGGTCCACCGGTGCCGTGGGCGCGGGTGGACGCCCGCCCCGTGCGTCCACCGGCAACGGCGGCGCCGCGGTTGGGGCAACCGTCGGCGCGGTTGCCGGGCGGGCGGCCGGCGTCTGGCCGAGCAGCAGCGCCTCAAACTCGGCGGTCTGCACGGGCCCGATTTTGTTGACCAACTCCTGGCGCGCCTTGCGAATGTCAGCGCGCAGGGCATCAATGATGGCGTCGGGGTCGGGCGTGGTGACGTAGGTGGAAAAACATAGGCAATTGTGCACCACTGCCCCACCAACGGTATAGCTATGGTCGTCAGCAACGGTCATGTTGTACACGTTGCCAGTATATTGCAATGTACTGACAGAACGGACCATGCTATAATGGTTCAGGGCTTGGGAGGGATTAGCTACCTCTCCGACAACTGAGTTTCCTGACTCAGCGCCCCACTGCTCATCAGGATCTAGTGACAGGAGACTACCATGATGACTTGCCCCATTTGCGGCACCAAGCTGCCCGACTTTCGTGGACACGATAGGGTTCACGGCGTCGCCGCCGCAAAACTCCACGCCGGCCGACTCGAGGCTGAAACCGGCAAACCCATCGGTCAATTGCTGACCGAAATCTACGTTGAGCAGCGGCTCTCTAGTAATCAAATCTTCAAAGAGTACCGTATCACCTACCGCATCCTGCGCGACCTGCTCGCTACGTGCAATATCCCTATGCGCGATAGAAGCGACGCCGTTGCCGCCAGTTGGGAGAAGGATGACGGGAGTCGCAGCGAAGCGACTGCGGATAAGATGAAGGAGACAATGGAACGATTCGATTACACCGGCGACAACAACCCAGCCAAGCGCCCAGAGGTCGCGAAAAAGATATCTGAGGCAAAGCGTGAGTCGAACCCAGGCCTGACACACTTCGCATCCTGGAATAGTCACCAGTCGCTCTACGGCCGTATTACGAAGAGATGCGCTTACTGCAATGAGCCATTCGAGGTAAAGAAGAGCCATGCCTATCAGCGCCACTGCTCTTTCGCTTGCGCTTGCAAGGGCGCGGACCGTAGCCAGAGCGAACTTCTCATGGCCAAAGCCCTGCGGCGGGCAAACATCGCCTTTGAGGAACAGCACCCCGTCGGCAGATTTGTCGTCGATCTTGCCATTGTCGATCTCTGCGTCGCCATCGAATGCGATGGGGCTGGGTGGCACGCCCTGAATGCTGACACCGACGCCAGACGCGACGATATACTTTTGTCTTTGGGGTGGTATACATTCCGATATAAAAGCCAGGCCATCCACCGGAGCGCCGACGCCTGCGTACAAGATCTCATCACCCGCCTTGACGCTCTCGGCATTACACCACCCAGAGCGTAACATCACCGGATGATTGCCGGTGACTTCCAACGTACCGGCATCCGTCTCGAACCGATACACTGTCCCATCGTGGGGCGTAGACCACGCCACCAACACCGGCCGGTAGCGCCCCCGATGGGTAAGCACCCAGTCACCCTCTCGAATCTCCTCAATCGGCACATTGCCGCGCAACGTCGCCACCATCTGCCCAGGCGTAACGCATTGCGGATGGGGTCTTCCAGGATAGCTCTCAATGGGGTATACACCGTCCCCGTTTGGCCCCCCGCGGGCATAGGTGTCGCAGATGTCTGGCTTAGGGTGCGATGGGGAGAGCATCCACTGGATGCCCTGCACAAATGGATTCATCGCCGCCGCCGCCCGCGTCGCCTCTGTGCTGGCCCGTGTAATCTCGGTCCGCGCCAACCGCATGGCGTCGTAACTGGCGCTCTTGCCATAGGGCGCCGACGTGCGCAGGTTGGCCCGGCTCGGCATGAGGAAGCGCTCCAGCTCCCGGCTCATGGCCAGTGCGCCCCGCCCCTCGCGGATGGCCGTCTCGAGATATAGGTCGATTTGCCGCCGCGTGTGCGCGGTCGTGTTCCACACCCGGTCACTCAGTCGGTAGCCACGCGGGTCAACCCACGTATGGGGCGCCTCGTACTGGGCCAGTGGGTTGGGCCGGAACACCTCGACCTCGCTGACCATCGCCCGCGCCTCGGCAAACGGGTCCACCGTCCCCCGGCGCATCACCGCCAGCACATCCGCCGGCAGCCGCTTGGCCAGCATGGCCGCGTTCTGCTCGACCGGCAACCCCACCACCGTGGTGATGGCCTGCCACAAGATGCGCATGTAGGGGGAGAGGGGCAGCAGCCGACCGTTGGCCAGCAGCTCGAAGGGCGCCAACTCACCGGCGCGGTTGCGGCCGAGAAACATGGCCTGCACACGGTCGGCAGCCCGGCGCTGGAGGTCGAGGGTGGCGGCGCGGGGGACGTTGCCATCGGCATCGGCGACGCGGGCGAGGTCCGCGGTGATGCCGGCGGCGAGGTCGGCAAAGGCGCGGTTCAGCGCCCGCTCGGCAGTGGCCATTGCCGTGAGGAAGCGGCTACGGTAGGACTGAGGCACGCTACGCCACCTTCGCGCCGTCGCCCGGCTTGGGCTTCGCTTTGGCCTTGGCGGCTTTTCCGCCAGGCTTGGCGGCTTTTCCGCCATCCACCGCCGCCAACAACGCGGCCAGCAGCTCGTTGGTGCGCTGCAATTCCGCCAGCAACGCCGCGAATTGTGCCTGGTTCATCCTGCGCCCCCAATCAGCATGCCGGCCACGACCGCTGCTAGCGACGCGCCCAACGCCCACCAGCGCCACCCCCGCGGCCGGCTCACGCGCCCACCCGTTCCAGGAACGCATCGAGCGCGGCCACGGTTGCGGCCCGGCGCTCGTCAACATGCTGGCCGGCGCTGACCCGCTCAACAAAGTGCGCCATGTCGCCGCGCAGCCCCTCAATGGCGCTCGTCAGCGGCGCGACGCTCATCTCCTGCACCGCACGCAACCCCGACGGCTGACCAGACGGCTCCCCCAGGATGCTATTGAGCCGGTTGCGCATCTCGGCGAGGGCCATCACCTGGTTGGCCCCCTCGTTGAGCACCGATAGGCCGTCGGTTGTCTCGGCAATGCGGGTCAGCAGCTCGGCCACATCGACCAGCCGCGCCCGATACTCGGCCACGGCCGCGGCCTGGGCCTCGCTCATCTGCGCGACGCCGGCGAGGAACGGCGTGAGGTCCACCACGGGCGCGGGCACGAGCGCGGCAAACTCCTCGGGCAGTCCGGCCACCAGCCGACGCAACGTCTCGAGCGCGCCGGCCGCCAACGGCGCCGGCGCAATGTCGCTCTCGGTGATGGCGTCGCCGTCCGTGGTGCGCCAGACGAGGTAACCGCCGGCGTCGGGCGCCTCCACGCCGCCACGCACCGCCAGCCGATTGTCGGCCGCGGTCACCACCCCACGCCGGGTAAACGGTGCGTAAGGCGTGCGGTCGAGATTGAGCACGGCATAGCCGATGCTCTGGCCGGCGCGGCGGGGACTGAGTTGAATAGAGGCGGGGATGGTCTGGGGCATGGTTAGAACCTCGTGGTGATTTGCAAGACGGCCACGATGCGGCCGTCGCTTAGCCGCGGCTCGGCGGTGACATCGCACTCTAACTCGTTACAGAGCGCGGACAAGCGCTCGTGAAAGACGGCTAACCGCGCCTTGCGGGCGGCTTCGATTTGCTCTTTGGTGATGGTGGGTTGGTCGGTCGGTTTGGTCACGCGCCCTCCTACAGCAAGCGGGCCATGTTGGTCGCATGGCCCTGGCCAAGCACCGCCACAAAGGCATTGGCGGTATCGAAGACCACCGCGCCCACTTCGCCCTTGGTGTAGCCGGCATTCTCGCCCTCGCCATCGGCTAGCGTGTTGCCCAGGTCGAGCGCGTTCCACTCGCGCTGTAGCGCCACGAGCTGGTTGATGCCGTCCCAAACCGCGCGGTTAGCCGCCCGCGCCTCGGTGATATAGTCCTGCTGTCGGTTTGCCATCGAATCCCCCTTACGTTGTCGTCGAATTGGTAATCAGTCCCAGATTGGCCAGCGCGGTCAACAGGTTGGCTAACGCCGCCTCGGTATCGGACCGCGCCCCGCTGACCGTCTGTTTGGCGACCGAGGCGGCGCCGTAGAACCCCAGTTGCACGCCCCCACTCGCCGCCCGCCAACGAATCGCCTCCTGCTCGGTGCTCGTGTAGTAGGCCGTGAGTTTACCGCGCGCTGCCCGGCTGGCATCGGTCGCGGTCTCCCACTCGTAGACCAGGCGCCCAGCCTCGCGCCCCGCGGTGGTACTGCTCTTCAGCTGAAACTGCAACGCCCCACCAAAACCCGCGGCCGGCGTGTTGCTGCTGTTCCGTCGCAGGGTCAGCACGTTGCCGACGCTGTTGGTGCCGAGCGTCTGGGTGAAGAGCACAAAATCATCCGAGTTCTTCCACATGTCGCCGTCATTCGGCGTGGTCGGCGCGGTGCCATTGCGGAAGCGTAGCGACGCGCGGGTCGTGGTGCCCGCGGCGAGGTCGAGCAGCGCGGTCGCGCCGGTCTGCCCCAGGCCAACGTAGCCGGGCGTCACGATGACCAGCGCCGGGTCGGTCCAGGGCGTTGAACCGGTATTGGTGCTCATCCAGTAGCGTGCTAGCACCGGCGTTCCACCCTGTACGAGCGTTACCTGCGCGCCGTGGCGAAAGACGGGTGCGGTGGCCGTGTCGTTTTGGACGTAGACATCGTTGAGCGCAAACGAGGCGCCGCCACCGCTCGGGGCGTAGACGACGTGGGCGATGCCGGGCCGCGGGGCGTAGAGCAGCGCCACATTGAAAAGGCCGCCGGTGACGGGCGTCGTAGCCAGCAGGCTGGACGCGACCAGCACCGCGGACACGCCCGATTGCCCGATTTGCAGGCTGGCGCCCAGGTAGGCACTGCCCGCGCCGTCGTAGGTAAACCCCGCGTCACCGGCAAAGGCGCCGCTGCTGTTGTACTGTACATGGCTGGTGCTGCCACCCGGCGCCGGCATCTCGCCGAGCGTAAACGCGCCGGCGTCATTGTCCCAGACAATGGCGTAGCCGTCGGTGCCCGCACCGGGCGTGCCCGTGAAGTCGGTCGCGCCGGCCAGGGTCGATGTGCCGCCGCCACCTCCGCCACCACCACCGCCGCTCACGTAGATTTGGGTGGGCGTGGCGGGCGGCTGCTGCGCGACAAAGCGCCCGCCGTCCCAGGTGAGGGTGACGCCCTTATCTCGCTCGGTCAGCGGGCCGGGGCCATCGGGTGCGTCTTGGATAGAGTACAGCCAAGGGTCAATTGCCAACGCTCACCTCCAATAGTCGGGCACGCAACTCGCGCACCGCTTCGACGATGGGCACGTCGGGTCTGGCCCCATCCAATTCCCACATCTGCATTACCCCATCCTGTTGCCCGTCCTGATTCTGCGCATCCATCAACGCCGCCCCAAACTGCGCATCGGTCCCCTCGGGGAATGCCGCCGCCTGCCGGGCATCCGCCTCGCTCTGTGCGGCTTCGACCTCGGCCTTGGCATCGTCCACCAGCTCGAGCAGACCGAGCGTGGTTTCGTCGGTCAGCAAGCTTTCGCGCCGGCCCAACTCGACAAACTTGAGCCGCAGCTCCTTGTCCTCTTGCACTAGTGGCGGCCACTCGAGCGCCAGCCGACCGACCCACACGTCGGGGTCAGTGAGGGCGCGCATCTGCAACCAAATCTTGCACAGGCGCACAATCCAGCCGCCGGCGTCCATCCGCCAGCTCTGCACCTCTTTGACGAACTGGCTCTGTTGCGTGTCCGCGGTGGCGCGAGCACTGCCTAACTCCGCGCCCCACACGCTTTCGGGGATGCCGGTGTGGTCAAGCAGGAGGAGAAAGAGCGATTTGAGCGCCGTCTTCGTGTCCTCGGTAAAGCCGACCGGCGGTGACACAAACTTGGCGTCGCCACCCTCACCGAGCAAGAGCACCGCGTTGCGGTCGAACATGAACTGTTCGCGGGTGGCGGTGTAGCCGTCCTTGTCGGTGTAGGTATCGTTGGCCGCCGGCTGGTTGGCGTTTTTGATGGCGTTGAGGTCTTTGAGACCCACGAACGCCGGAATGGGGTTGCCAAGCAACGCGGCGCCGTCCAACTGTTTGTACAGAATGTCATCGTAGCGGTCGTACAGCTCGAGCAGCTCCTCGTGCACCGGGTGGCCGTTGGTCTCGTTGGTGCTGCGGCCGTGGGCAATGTGCACAATGGGGATGCGGCCAATCAGGTTCTGGTACTCATCGACGCTGACGACGTTGGCGCCCTCGGTGACGGTGACCGTGCGGCCATCGGCGCGGTATTCGTCGGTGATGGTCGCCTTGTCAGTCTTGGTCGTGACGGTGACCGAGAGCCACCGCCGATAGTCCATGGGGTCGCGGGCAATCGTGACCGTCTCGGGCGAGGGCACGCTAATCGAGCCGTCGGCGTTGACAATCAGGTACAGGTCGCCTAGCCCCATGGCGTCGCAGTACGATGACTGCAACAGCGACTGGCTGCGGTCGTCGCGGTCGGGGTCGCTCTCTTCGTCGTCAGTGTCCGCGCCGGCATCCAGCAGGCTCTGCACAAACTCCTGCAACACTGCGTTCGTGTGGTCGCGCCGTTCGGCGGGGATGCTCTCCGCGCTCGACTCGTACAGCTCGACCGTGAGGCCATCGCCGAGCACCCAACTGGCCACCACCCGCTCGAGCCGCTTGGCGAAGAGGCCGCCGAGCCGATAGCCCGCGGCCTTGCCGCGGCGTAGGCGGTCGTAGAACTCGTAGTCAGGCACGGTGTAATCGACCGAGACCGGCCGGGCGCGGCTGCGGAAGAGCGCGTACTGAATCTCGGGGTAGGCGGTGCGGCCGATGAGTTCGGAGACGACGGTTAGGCCCAGCGCGCGGCTGGCGGTCTCGCGGATGCGGGATAGGATGGTGGGGTGGTTAGCGGCCACGGCGGCCTCCTGCGGTGCGGTCACGCCGAGTTCCTCCGGGATACTCGGCACGATGGCGGGAGCCGTAGAGGTTGACGGCTTGGGGCAACGTGCGCAGGTTGGCCTGGGGTTGGCCCACGTTGTGGGCCGCCAGCACCATTAGTGCATCACTGAGCAACATGTCATCGTGTCCTTCTGCGCTGGGTACATGCATTCGTACTCGCTTGCCGGGCTTCGCCTCGAGCCGAGCGTGGCCCCGCTGCCACCAGATATGCTGGTGACGGTCAGCCGGCGGTGTCTGTTGATTCGCGACCGCAATCGGGTCGAACACCTCGCCGTCATCGCCCCTCGGCTGGTAATCCTGCAAATGGCTGCCGTTGATCGTGGCGATGTAGGTAAAGGCCAAATCGGTTTGCAGATTCCAGGCGCTGTCAAAGGTCTTGCCCTGCACCCGCTCCCGGCCGGGCAGATCCAGCGCCTGTTTTAACAAATGCGTACCCGTGGCCCCAATCCCCGTGGCATCGGTGTAAACCAAATCCACCCGATAGCGATTCTGTAAAATCTCGTACAGCGTGTTGTGCAGGCTCAGCGGGGGCACGTTGACCCATTCAAAGCGATTCAGCGTGCGGATGTGGGGCACAAACAGCCCCTCCGCCAACCGGATCCACGTCACCGCCCCAATGGTCAGGCCCACGCTGTCCCGCGCGCTGGCGGTCGCCAGACTGACCAAATCGTCCAGCTCTTCATCGGCGCCGGCAAAATCGAGCCCGGCCACAATCTGCGCTTCCTCCTGCCGCCGGTCCTGGCGTGGGTGATCGCCGACCATGAGCTCGAGCTGCTGCGCACTGAGCATACGGCCGGCGCTCTTCAATGGCTCGAGGAAATACTGCGTCTTGACGAACGGATGCTCACGCCCGAGCCGGTTCACCTCGGCATCGACAAAGGCACCATACGCGGGATTGTCGCGGGCCACCACGTCGGGCAGGATGCGGATCACCCGGCCGGCGCTGCGGCCCTCCTGCACATCCGCCTTAAAGCGCTCGAGCAGCGTGTCATCGGTCCAGGTCGTGCCATAGGCGATAATCGGTGCGCCCTTGCTGGCGCGCATCGGGCTAAAGTCCTTGTCGAACTTTGCCTTATCCACGTCCTGCGCTTCGTCCACCTCGAGCGCCAGGCTGGCGGTTGCCCCCACGACACTGGCCTTGGGGTCAGCGCTCAAAAAGTCAATCGAGGCGCGGCCGAGCTTGTACTTGTACCCCATGCTCGACTTGTACTTGAGCCACTTGATGCGCTCCATCACCATGTCTGCCCGCTGGCCAAAGCGCTCTTTGCTGTTGACAATCTGCGGCTTGAAGGTGGGCGCCGTCTTGACGATGGAACCGCCCCGCCGGCCAAAGCGCGCCAGTGCGGCCACTTCCATCTGTGCACTCGTTTCGTTCTTCCCCGACTGGCGCGGCATCTCGATCGTAATCGTGGTAATCTCGCCGCCGGCCATCGCGGCCAGACACTGGTTGGCCCACTCGATTTGATACGGATAGAGGGGCACGCCCACGGCCCGCCGGCTGAACTCGCCCATGTCGCGCTGGATGCGCCGGAACTCGTCACGCCTCGTCATCGCTGGCCGCTTCCCACCAATCCGCCTCTTCGCTGTCCGTCTCGCTGGCCTCGGGCATGGCGTCAATCTTGGCGTAATCGAGCAACGCCTTACCCGCGGCAATCTTGTCTTTGTCCTCGACTGTGCGCTTGGCCACCGCCGGCTTGCCCGTGGCGTGGTCGAGCACCGACCGACCGCGGGCGTCGCGCTGCAACTCGTATCCGGTGGCAATGGCGATGATTTCCTCCACCACCTCCGGCGTTGCCAACCGCGCCCGGCGCTTGGCTTCGGCCCACGCGTGGAGCTCCTCACGGGTGCGGGCATGCAGGGCTAAGCGGGCCGCTTCGGCCAACGCCTCTTGAAAGAGCGGGTCTTTCCCCCACCCCGGCCGGCGCTTCCATTTGCCCGTATCGGGGTCCATCGTGCCATTGCGGTAGTAGTTGGCGCTGGTGCAAATTTTGTCGTCACCGGTCAACAGGTGCGCCAGCGGCTGGTTGCAGATGTAGACATGCTCGACAATGCGATCTATGGCGGCGCGCTGGTCAGTCGTCAGCGATGCCAACTTCTCTACCAGCAATTCGGTCGCGTAGCCGACCATGCGCGGCGGTAGTCTGTCAAACACCTATACAATCACTATCCAAAAACTGTTTCATCCCAGCCCCCACCCCCTGCCCTGGCTTCCCATCGTGGCTACGCGCAAAACGCAAAAAGCGCCACGGCCGGCATGTGCTCCGGTGTGGCGCTCGTGGCGCTGCAAGGTGGTATGGGGTTGGGCAGGGTGGCCGTCACAAGCCACCCTGCCCCAGAGATTGGCTCCTCTGGCTAAGCTGCCGGTTTCGCCATAGGCTCCCCGGCTAAACCAATGGTTTTGGTATCAGGGTTGGCGACGGGCGATTCGGTGGAACCGAACCCACCCGCCGCACGTGGCATGGAGCCACTTGTAACATCCTCCACCACCGGCGCTAGGCTCTCGCCAGCGGCATGTAAGAGCCGGCTTATCGCGCTCGGTAGAGGATTGCTTACGATTCTAGCACGGCTGTTCTGCTGCGTCAATAGCACCGTCATACTGTGCCAGCCGGTGCACGGTCGCCACCCGGCGCTCAATGATGACGACGGCGCGGTGTAGCGGGTAGTAACGCGCCTGGATGCGGCCGTGCTCGTCGCGCAAATCGACCGCTGGCCCGGTTGGCTCCGGCAGCCGAGTGTTATCGCGCGTAGTCATGCCCAGGCACAAAGTCGCCGCCCCCATGCGTCACCGCCCTGGCGCCGTTGGCACGAACGTCGGCGTCTGTGTTGGCGCCGCCGCGGTCAGCAGCGCCACCACCGTGGCCACCACATCCGGCGTGCTCGTCTCGGTCGGCGTGTGCGTGGCCGTGGCCGTGGCAGTGTTGGTCGGGGTGTGGGTCGGGGTGGCCGTATGAGTCGGCGTGGGGGTGACCGTCGGCGTGGCGGTCGGCGTGGGCACGAGCGCGGTCAGCGTGGCCTGGATGCGCGCAATCTCGGTGGCGTTGGCCGGCGGCGCTGCGGTCAGCGTGGCAATCAGGCCGGCGATTTGGGTGGCGTTGGCGTCGGGCGTGGGCGTGGCCGGCGGCGCGGCCGGGTTGCCGTGATGGGCGACGATGGGCAGGTAGATGGGTTCCTGGGCGCGGGCAACGCCGAACAGGGCCAGGGACAGGATGACAAGTGACAGGATGACAAGCTTAGACGAGTGTCGCAATGCTCTTATCCTCCTCTAGCCAAAAGCTGTTGCCGGGAACAAAGCCCGTAGCCCGATAGCGCACAATGTACGGCGTGCCTGCGCAGATGATGCGCTTGTCGCCTTGAGCAATGCCTAGCTCTCTGGCGATGTTGTTCGAGTCCGCCATGAGCAGTTCTGCGCGGGCAACCAAGCGCAACGCCTCACTTTGTAGTTGGAACATTTCAGCGATTTTTTGCTGTGCTGACATCAGTTTATACCCCCAATGACACAATGAACGCCCACACCGCGAACACCACCAACACGCCCACACCGACCGCAATCAGCGTCAGCAGGCGTTGCATCTGCTGGCTCGTCTCGGTGCGCTCTTGCATCTGCTGTTTCAAGGTTGTGACCTCTTGCTTCAATGTAACAACGTTTTCGGTCAACTCCTCAACATCTCGCCGTATTTGTCGCAATTGCTGCACTACGCCATCCCACCCCAACCCATCGCCAAATACGGCGCGGTTTAACTGTCGCAGAATCTCGGCAGCCTCCGCCGGCGAGCGGTCACCTAAATCGACCCGCACCGACTGCACGCCCTTACCTACGATTACACCGTCGCCCTCCTGCCCAATGTCCCCTGCAATGTGGTCGTCGGTCATGTTGCCCCCAACGGGTGCTAGTCTTTCGGCCCTACCCAGTAGTCAAGCTGAGCACTGCGTTGCGCCGCCGCACGGGCAATCGCCGTCTCGCTCTTGAATGCCACCGGCTGCGTAGTCTGCGTGCGCAGCCACAGGTTGACGGCCGGGATGATGAGCGCGGCCGCTTTCGCCAGCAGGTCCATCATGTCGGCATTGGGGGTGAACTGCTCAAAACCGAAGTAGCCGGCGATGACCACGAGGGCCGCCAGCACGTTGAACCAAAATGTCTTGCTCTGCCAAATGGGTTTCACGGGTTAATCCTCCACATAGAACAGGTGTCTGCCAATCTGCACCAGAAACGGCAAATCCCACGGCCTCGCCCGCCACGTCGGATGAAAGTGCGTCGCCCCGCCGGTCGGGTCGATAGTGTGGCCACCGAGCGCCAGCGCCGCAACGGCGCTGTAACTGCCGGCCGGCGGATGGATGAAGCGCTTATCATAAGCGATGTAATGCGGCCACCGCGCCACCCCATCAAACTGATTTTTCGCCAGGATGACCGACCGCACGCTATCGCCCCACCAGCGCGCCTTGGCCACGCGGTTGAGGACAACGTGGGCCACCGCTAGTTGGCCCACCGACCCCTCCCCTTCGGCCTCGCCCCAGAGGAGCCAGGCTAGTAAGTTTTCGTCGGTCAAATGGTCGTACATAAGCGCCCTCTGCGAGTTGCGAGTTGCGAGCTGCGGTGGCCACAGATCCGTCGGCTCATTCGCAATTCGCAATCCGCAACTCGCTCAAGAAAGGAGTACAACGAGTTCCCGCCCACGACTATCCTGCGGAAGTCGTTGGGATACTCGTTTGTCAGCCTGTCGCGGCTATAAAGCTTTTGCCTTGCCCCGCAGAGCACACAGGCGCGACACCGGGCACAATTGACGAGGAAAGGAGCCCCGCTGCGGGCTTCCCGGCTGGCTGTTCATGAAGTGGCGATGAGAGTGCGATGGCGAGAGCGGGTTGCGTGCCCGCTCTCGTAATTGGATTTTAATGTAGTTTGGGGAAAAGTTCAAGTGGGGAAGAACACGCGTTCGGGTTGGGCTATGGGGCGGGGTCTGGTGGGGTCTGCCGCTCGTCCGACGAGTTCCCAACGAGTTCCGCGGGATACTCGTTGCGGGGATACTCGTCGCGCCACAATCGATACATCTGCTCAATCGCCGCGCCTCGCTCTGCCCCGAGCACCACGAGGTAGGCGACGACTTGGCCGCCCCACCAGCTCACCCGTTCGGCGTTGGCGGGGTCGGCCGCGGTCAACTCGTCGATGGCCGCGAGTAAGGCCG